ATCCATATGCTCATACACTCCACATGCCTTTAACATTAACTCTGCGGTACGTCTTATACAATTAGTAACACAAGCTATTTTATATCCATTAGCTTTCAACTTATTGCACAGCATAACTTTAGTCTCATCAATAGAAGTATTTTCTTCTATAGTCTCTATAGTATACTCTTGTTTAAGGGAAGCTACTTTTGGAATATCGGAACCGTCCAACCGTCCTTGCTTCACTAACATATTGAGTTTCGTTAATGTGGATAGTCCATTAAAATCTGATACGTGCTCTTCTCGGTTTATTTCAGTATTAGCGACCTCACGAAGGGCGCGGTTTAAAGCCTCATAATGCCAGTCACAGGCGTCTACTAACACCCCGTCTAAATCAAACAAAACAGCTTTGTTTGCGTTCCTATTACGCTCAGACAACATTAAATACATACTCCTATGTTTTCAAGTTCTTTCGTGTACTCTTTAAAATTCCACTTCCCTTTTACAACTGCCGTAGCAACATATGGGTAAGTGTAACTATCCCAATGTTGACCACCTCGTTTAGGTGCTCCGTCATAAATGCATAAATTCACCAACCCCCACTTGGTAACCTCGGTCTGAGCATTAGCTTCAAACTCCCATATAGTATCTCCAGGCACATCGCGATAGATGCGCTTAAGAGTTTTTACTTTCGCTAACGTTGGTTGTATAGCAAATCCGTAATTAGATTGGTTGTAGTATAGGTTTAATTTTCTATCGTACTCTACCAGCCCGTCTCCATTACGAAGCAGTTTAATTAAATCTACTTCGCCAGACTCAATCATCTCGACGTACTTGTTCAATAACTCGAAATCAGGTTCGTCGTACAGAAACATATCTTCATGATTGAAAAGGATTATATCTTCATCATCCATCTGTTCCAGGCAACCCGTAACTCGTTGGTTGTAAGGTATGGTGTCATCGTAAGTTATGGCGGTGTACTCCTTATCGAAGGAAGCTCCTTCATCAAGAAAGACCACTTTAGGTACGGCTGAAAAATATTTATTAGTTTGTTTCAACCATGGTTCCCACACCCAATCAACATCACTATGTGTATAAACGACTATCTTCATTCTAGTACCTTTGCAATCCTTTGAGACGATTTACCGTCTCCATAAGGACATACCTCATCTATTATAGGATTTTGTAATACAGATTTAACAATATCTTTTAAGTCTTTTGGTTTTTTACACATAATTAAATGCCCAGTGTCAAGACCTTCTGGTCTTTCCGTGGTTGTGCGACAAACAATTACTTTTTTATTAAAAAAGCTTCCCTCTTCTTGCAACCCACCACTATCAGTTATAACAAACTTAGTTTTTACCAAGATGTTAAGCAAGTCTTCGTACTCAAGGGGAGCTACCACATTAACGTTTGTTAATAAATGTTGATGTCTACGGACATTGGGGTTGGGATGAAGGGGAAGTATAAAATTAAGGTTGTTGTGGGTCTTCGCTACTTTATTCACAGCTCTGAACCATTTGCCCATTTGTTCATGATTCTCTCTGCGGTGCAACGTGACCAGTACCTTATCCCCATACTCACAATCTTTTTTGTATGGAGTTAGGTTATCAAGCACTGTGTTCCCTGTAATATAGTTCTTACTATAAATGCTTTCATCTATCAAGTTTTCTTCAGACACTTCTGTAGGACAAAAACAAACATTCGCTAATCTAGAAATCATCTGACGGTAACCCTCTTCTGGATAAGGGTGGTCTAGGTCATATGTTCTAAGACCAGCTTCTAAATAATATATTTTTAATTTTCTGTGAAACGCGGCTAGTGCACATGAAAATGCTGACGCGGTATCACCTTGAACAAGAACGGAATCAAAATCTCCATCAGGAAACTGTAATAAACAATCGCTTACAACCCCATCCAATCTATTGTTGGAATAGGTCATGTCTATACTATAATCAACATCCACATCCTTTAGTAGGTCGGGGTGCTGTCCTGTAAACAAAAGTTTGTAATTCTTTAAAACTTTGGTTAAGGGCTTTACTTTAAGCCATTCAGGTCTAGTTCCAAAACAGATAAGTAACATTTTACCAAACGCAAGTCTTTAACAGGTGTCGAGGGCTTTTTAAATAGCCTCTGTTCTCTCCCACAACCCAAGGGTTAATGGTGGACCCGATATCGATGTAGGTATTATTAGGGTTAGCCATATGAAGTCTATGGGCGAGAATATTGCCCAGAGGTCCAGCCGAAAATAAAAATAATTGTTTATCTTCCTGAGAAGCTAGGACTGTCATATCACAGAGATGTTGTAAGAGGTAAGGCATAAGGAAAGCTTCGCCGTTACAGGGAATATACACATCTACATCAAAGGGCATAGGCGCGTCCTTACCTTTTTCATTAGCCAACAGTACTACTCTCCCCTCCCAATCCGCAAACTCCTCTACCATCTCGTCAAGGAAATGAGGGTAGTTAGAATTTACAAACAAGTTAGCCCACGTGATATTGGGTGCTTTAACTTCGTTCCTCATCCACTGACAATGGTTGATGGGCTGACAGCACGGGCAACTTACTCCCACATAATAATCTTTATGAGCGTACTTAAAGGACTCTAATAGATACCTATGTTCTTCTTTATGAATTTCAGGGTCGAAGGTCCAATTGTCGCAGTTAGTAATCTTTTCGTTGCGCAGAATTTTATACTCTCCATCTGCATACTTACTAAAAGAAAAAGAATCCCTATTTTTTACTTTATCTAAAATAAGGGCAAAATCGTTAACAAAAGTTTTCATTTTAAATCTGTAATTGCCTCCAAGAGTTTAGAGTCGAGCACCGTTCGCAAAATTTCGGCGTTAGGAACGACGCAATGCCCTCCAATAGTAGAATTAGTAGGAGGAACCAAAGTGGGACGGATTACATTATCTTTTCCAAGGTCTTCGTACCCTTCATTGTAAGTACTGTTGTAATGAGTTTGGGCTTCATCAAAGTTAACGTCCCATACATCGCATAATTTTTTGGCGTAGTCGTGCCAAGCTATACACACTCCGTAATAGGAAGTATCTAAAAGCTTAGCCATCTCGGTAGTGATGGAACTTTCATAAACCTTGACCTCAATCCCTAAGCCTTCTAAATGTTCTTTAGCGTCTTCCCATCCCTGTCCGCCAATAGCCTTTACAAAAGTCCTTATGCCTTGGGCTAAGTGAGGGTGGACACCGCGGACAGGGGAGTGAACAATGTTGGAAAAAGTTTTGCTGAGCTCTCTGGTAGTTCCCGGAGGCACTGTAGAATGAATAATCGCTAGTCCCGGATTAATTTCTTTTAGGTATTCTTGGGTGGCAGATATAAAATTATCGTCCCACGGAATACAAATATTCAAGACGTTTACGCCCCCAAGCTCGTCATTCCGGTCAAGGTCCCGAACCAAAGGAACGAAGCCTTCCTCAATATAAATTGCATCCAGCGCTCTACCTATCTCACCGTAACCTAAAATGCCTACAGTGGTGAGGGAGCTGTTCATTGTCATAGTTCTAGTAATGTTTTCCATGCGTCATAAATAGTATCTTCATCCCACAGCTCAAACTCAGTCGTGGCATTCTCGTTACCATGATAGGGGATTCCTGCGCGAATGCACTCCGCTCTTACCCTACCAAAAGCCTCAGGAAGCTTATCTGAATTTGATTGATACACACATGAAATAGAATCATAAATTTTTTGTTTATCCAACTCCATTCCCATGTATTTTACTTTGGGATTATAATCCAATAAAGGTTGTATCTCTTTATTAAAGTAGTCTTTGTCCAAACTATTCCCATAAATTAGAACTTTATTACACCCATCTTTCAATGCTCGATTAACAGATATATGTGTTTGTTTTAAAGGGCATACTGTTCCGATAACCCCTGCTACTCCCTCAGGGTGGTTTCCTGAATCCTTCACCCCTCTGATAGTGTTGGGGATTACGGTACCTTTCACGCCCTGCCATTGCATCTGGTCATCGCTGATAAATCTAAATTCATCGAACCCAGCTACCTGATGCTGTAAGGTTTTTAAAGGAAAGATAGCTTTCTCATGACAACTTAAAATTACTTTTTTAGGAAGTGGAGGGCGCTCTATTAAATGTATAAAATGACCTATTATTATATCATTTTTATCAAATGAGAAGTTCTGGTGTAAGTCCCCTTTACATTTATCCAAGTGCCATGGGTGTGGACCGTAAAACGTGCAGTCGTGTCCCCGTTCATTAAACAGGTCGCAGAGTTCCATTAAAGAGAAGGTTGAACCTCCTTCCCTAGACCAACCGGAGATGATTTTTATTTTTGACATAATCTAAAATTAAAGTGTCTTTCACTTCATTATCTTGTTTCCAAACTTCGTCCAGCTTCCTTCCAAGACCTGTGGTATATCTGAACTTAGGGTCCCTAGAAGGTACATCAGCACGACCTCTGGTTAATTTCTTTTCGTACTCTTCCTTGGACTTAACCCAGTAATGATTAACCCTGAAAATTTCAGCGGTGCCTGGTTCGTAGTATGGACCTAAGCAAGGTTTCTTATCCTCGTTTACCGGGGTACCTTGGGTATAAAAGAAGGAGTGGGGGTTACCCGCGGGACATAAGGTGAACATCGGCTGACAGATGCTTTTTATATGCTTGTCTACAGTGCCCCTACGTTTCGTGTAATTTTTCAGCACGCCTCCCTCCGGTCTGCTTACATGTCCATTTGAACCAAAGAAAACTTCGTTCACGGCAATCCCTGGAAACTGTTCATAATCTTTTAACATAGTTTTTAAATCCCCTTTAGGAGAGAATAAGAACTCGTCCAAATCAATAAATGCCATCCATCTCGATTGGTCGTTAAAAGCAGTTAGCGCATTATAGTAACACGCCATTTGGCACATATCCATATCCGTTTTAAAATAGGACACGTCCGAAAACTTAGAGTCTTGCATGTACCCCCAAGTTCCGTCCGTACTGTTGTTATCATAAAGATAAAAGTGTTCTACTCCTACTCCTCGGTGGAACTCTAACCACTCAGGAAGGTTTTGTAGTTCGTCTTTCATTACAGCCACAACGCTTAAATATTTCATAAGGGTTCTCCAAAATTAGGTTGGGTGACCACGGTACCATCTACCAGACCCGCTTTTTCCATTTGCTCACTGCGATTATATCCTTTGGACGCTTTCATCGCCTGAGCCTTTAAGCTCATAAGCTCTTGATACAACTCCAGACGCCCTTTAACAATTTTATTAATATCAAACAAATCATCGCAGATAAGTTTTAAATTACGTCCCATCTCTTTCACGTGTTTAGGGTCTTTAATACATTTAGCAAGAATTCTTTTCCATTCGCTCTTAGGGTTAGAGGGGTCAATCAAATACCCAGTTTCTCCATTAACAATCAATTCATCATAACACCCTACATTGGTGGCAATAAGAGGAACCCCATACCGTGCTCCTTCAATAGCTTTAATCTCAGATTTAGAATCATTAAAAGGGTTAGGGTCTAGAACTGCCATATTAATGTCAATGTTACTGTACATTGTACCGTAAGTCGAGGGGGGCATAGCAGGATGAATTTGATAATTGCGATGACCTTTAAATCCTCGGGATAAGATACGTTCATACCCCTCCCAGACATCCCATTGCCAATCACGTTCCTCAGGACGTTGCATGGGCTTCCCATAGAAATCCCATTTCACTCTCTCTTTGCCCACCTTCTGATTAACAATATAAGGAATGCCTGCAAAATGCGCTACATCCACATCGTGGTGAATGCCGCCAACCCAACCAATACGGGTGACCTTTTTAGGGGCTTTCACCTTTGGGGCATTCCAACAAGGCAACGCGTAATCAATCGAGTTCTTAATAACGACCAGAGCGCACTTCACAAAAGGTGCGATACGGTCCGCGAACTTTCTTTGCGTTACAGATACAAGGTCTACGTTATTATAAATATATTTTGTAACCTCATCAAGCCTTTGCTCTTTATAAACTTTGTATAACCTGTGCCCTTCGTACAAATCTGATAGAAGGTCATCTGTATCAAAGTGCGTAAACTTTTGGAACTCGTGGGCGCGTCGTAAAATCTCTATAGTGTATTCCCCTCCAAAGTTATGAATGTTTTGAGTAAACACTACGTCCGCCCATTTAATATTTTCATAGTCCCAATCCGGAGGAGTTTTACTCCCCGGGTCATCACCCTCCTGTCTCTTCCATCCAAGGGGATTGTCATCAAATTTAACCTCTACGTCGTCAGGGTAGAGCTCAGCTAGCTTTTGCATAGGAAGGAGGATGCGATAATAAGCGCATCCTCCATGGTTACTTGGGCAAGCTAAAATCTTTAGCTTCTCTGCCATTTAATCCACCTTTAGGTCCTTTAAATGTGACATGTAATCTTCGTCCTCAGTGGTGGTGCCATCTTCACTGGAGATAGCCTGTTGAGCGGCAATCGCGTCCGGGTGAGTCCCTTTAGCCTCGGCTTCTAATTCCATCATCATGCCTTTAAGCTCGTCGTAATCCGCGACCTTAATAAGACCATGAATATCATGAAGCTCGTCCATATAAATTGCGCTTTCCGCGTCGCTACCCGCAGGGCTTTGCTTTGGCTTAGGCGCAGACTTATCATAATTCGGCCATTGACCTTGCGTGTCTTTAACAATCTTGAAATCCCAACCTTCTTTCAAGTCAGTGATGTCTCCAAAATCTTCGTCAAAGAAGCAATCAAGTACTTTGCCAAAAAGCTTTTGCCCCACAGAAAGAATCTTCACCGAATTATCACGACGGTCTACTACGTTCAAGTAATAGCGCTTGCGTGCTTTAATTTGGCGAGCGATGTCTTGCATTTCTTTTCCTTTAGGAGTATCTTTGCCAATCGCATTAATTTCTTTCCACATGTTGTAATAAGTATCACATACAGGACACTTGTCACCCTTCACACGTGGGCAGTGATAATTCTTGTCATTAAGACGGTGAATAGCTGTTTCAGCATAAAACTCCTTGTCATCACTCTTTGATGGAAGTACGCGCACTACAGAAGTGCCTTCATCCATCATGAAGAATTTGCTGAGGAAATCAGTGTTCCCTCCGGAGCCCCCAGGATTATTAATCTCTTGGTATTTTTTTCTTAGTTGTTCGATGTTAACCATAGTTTTTAAAGTTGTTCAATTAGTTTAGCTTCCGCTCGTTTATTGGCAGATAGCTGTATTATTATATCCTTTTGATGGTCCAAACTGGACACAATATTTTTGGATAAATTATATTTATGCGCCTTAGCTGTAATCCCTTTTTGTAAGGTTTGCAGCTCGGGCTGAGTCTTTAGATAAGCATCTAAAGCACGGTCAGTAGCTTTCTGACCTTTTTGGAATAGCTCCTCTCTACGGGCTTCGCGTAACTCGGCTTCTCTTGTCTCCAGCATTAGATTAGCGCGGTCTACTTCTTTTTTGGCGTATGCCATAACCCCCGCAAAAAATGCAAAGGTAGAAGGGTGGTTAGACATCGCCTCTTGGAAAGTGTGTTCTGAGATAGCGATATACTTCTTAGTGATATCCATGTAGGAATCTTCGATATTATCGTAAACGTCTTTAATGTTAATCATTTGGTGAAAAAATAAATTGGAAAAGTTCAGGGTTAAGCCCTGCCATCTGCATAACCATATTAGAGGTTACACTTGTTAAGTACTCGTTGCTCATACTCGGGATTTCATCATCGTCGTTGAGACCAAAAATCTCGTAACCTATATGACATATTTCATGAAGCAAAGTGCTTTTATAGTCTTCAGGACGTTGGTTAGGGTCAATCGTTAAAAGATATTTGGGAAACTCTACACATCCATAAAGATTATCTTTAGTTAAAGATTGTTGCTTTATGTCGAAAGTTTTAATCCCGGTATACACCGTCATCGGATGCTCATATTTTGAAAATTTCTTAGCGCTCATTGTTGTGTGACTACAAGTCGGTTATAATCGATTCTAATAGGCACAATGTAACGTGCTCTACCGTTTCGCGATTTCATTACGAACATACGAGCTTTTCCTTCGTCAAACTCCTGTTCCTTCTGATTGATAGAAAATGCCAAGTCACATACCCTAATCTTTCCATAAGAATCAGCCAACTCAGCGTCTGTAATAATGTCTACCTCTTTACCTTTTCTATTAGTTTGAGTAGCTGTCCAAACCAAACATTTATGCTCTACTGCAATGCCTCTTAGCTCTTGAGCAATTCTTTCCTGTGCCATGTATTCAGACATACTGACGTCTGCGTTAGTCATTAGCTCAAGATAATCTATGATAATAATATCTGGTGTAAAGTCTTCGTAGTTACGTAACTGGTTGAGGTACGCACGAAGTCCGGTTACAGTTAATCGTTTGGTGGGGAACTCCTTTATTTTAAGCTTGCCCATATTAGGAGCCGCTTGTTTCATCTGATTCAAGCGGTCACTTAGCATCTTAACTCCTTTTTTAAGTTCCGATTGCTTGATACGAGTAAAGATACTGTCTAGGCGTTGTGCTACGCGGTCCTCAGACATTTCCAAGGACACATAAAGAACGTCTTTGCCGTCCATAACAGAACGTGCGCATTGGTTTGCTAGGAACAAAGATTTACCTACCCCAGGAGGGGCTACCACCATAGCAAGTTCTTTAATAGCAAGTCCCCCCTCAAGCTCTTGGTTAATAGTTTCAAAAGGAGTTCGGAACTGTGCATCCACGCTCAAGGTGTTAAGTCGCTGGTATCTCTCTTCGACTCCTCCAAAATAATCGGTACCTAAATCTACATCTCGGCTAACCGATAAGGCTTCCCTAATCTGCTCTTCAATCTTTCCAAACTTTTTCTGTTTAAGCAAATCAATAGAATTTATAATGGCATCTTTAAGGGATTGTTCTTTAGCAAACTCCTCGACCTTGTCCAAGTAAAACTCCTCATTGTCTAAAGACTTTTCATCTACCGAATTGATTTCTTTCAGCTCTTCTTTAAAGTCTGATAGTAACTCGTTGTCGGTTTTCAGCTCCCGAATCTGTTCTAGAATCTGCTCGTCAGAAGGAAGTTTTTTATACGCCGTATAGTGCTCTTTAATTACAGACCAAAACTTTTGGTGTTGAGGAAACTCAAAGTAAGAGTCCTTAACCATAGGCATCGCCTGTACCAAAAAGTTATCGTCAGATTTTGCGAGGTATACAATCCCCCGCTGAATTGATTCTTGAAATTCGTATGCCATTAGTTGTCCCCTGTTGAACCGAAGCCACCTTCTCCACGAAGAGTTTTGTTTAAAGGTGAGTTCCACTCATCAGAGTCCATAATGTAAATTTTTGGACGTAAACTTTGCGCACAAACTACTTGTGCTATACGCTCACCTTTGTTAATCTTGATTGGTAAAGGAGTTAGGTTATGTAACATAACTTTAATTTCTCCCCTATAATCTTCGTCTATTGTTCCCGGTGCGTTGGGAATGATAAGTCCTTTCAGTCCCCACGAACTCCGAAGCCTAATTTGTGCTTCGTAACCGGGCATCAACACAAAGTGAAGCCCTGTACCTACTAGAACCGTCTCTCCGGGTTGAAGATGCACCTCTTCATTAGATGCAATATCAAAGCCGGCGGCTCCGAGAGTTTTATATTCTGGGTCTGGGTTCTGGGACTTATTAAATACGTACACCTTATCCATCTTCTTGAATGATTTTTTATCCATCTGACCTACGTCCTGCGTGTTTCTTTTCTATTTCAGAAAGTTTATCTATGTTTTTTTCAGCAAAGTCTCTTGAGCGCTCGTCCATAATGCGATTTCTTGTATCGGCGTCGACAGCTGTGCGCTTTTTAGCATAGCCCAACTTCTCAGCTTTCTCATGGTTAAGAACTCTTTTTGCGTAAGGACTAGCGGCTTTGCCTTCCAACTGGTCCTCTGCGTTAACAGCTTTTTTTGCTTCCTCAATTTGCATTCCCATCCACTTATGTTCTGCTTCTGCCAATTGTGGAGTGTAATGAGGGTTAGCGACGCCTCCCGCACTACCGGTAACTTGAGTTCCGGGGAATCCATCCATGCACCAGGAAGCCCATTCTCCGCAGTATGGGCAATCCATCCCTGACGGGATTAGCTGTGGACCCGGTGCCTCGTACACCGCATGAAATTTTAGCCTGCCCGGCTTGCATTCCATATTTGAACAATGGAATTGAAAACGAGTTTCTTCTTTCTCGTTTTTTTCTCCAGGCCAGTACATATTTTTCATACCTTATTATAGTTCACAAACTCCGTTTTTGCAAGAATCTGTGGATTCAACTTGCTCTTCTAGGGTGCCTTCTGTAATCATCTTATCTAGGTTAATCTGAGAAACATCCACGGCTTCTAGAGGCTCATTCCCTCGGGACCCAGCACGATAAAAGGTAAATCCTTTCATATCATTAGCGTACATTAAAAGGTCGTCGTAGAGGTTGGAGGGCGAGAAATCCGCAGGAAGGTTACAAGTTTTCGACACTGCCGAATCAATGTATGATTGGACCACCGCCTGAACCTTAATATGTTCCTCTGGCGTAACATCATAAGCTCCCACACAGTGCGAAACATCACGACCCCTAAGGTATAACTGTTTAAATAAGGGGTCCACCACGAAAGTCTCGTTCCAGACACCATCAGTACCCGTGCGCCAACGACGCTTGTATACAGGAGCAAATATAGGTTCAAGACCAGTAGAGACTCCAAGAACCATGCTAATGGTTCCAGTAGGCGCAACCGTAAGTAAGATGGCATTTCGTAACCCATTCTTCTTAACATCTGAGCGGATTCGGGATGGAAGGGTTTTGAAGAACTTTTCGTCTTTTAGTCTGTTCCAATCATACGCAGGGAAACTACCTTTCTCTCGCGCAATATACATAGACGCTTTATACGCTTCATTTCTTATCGTAGCGAATAACCGTTCCAGGAATTCCAGACAGTCTTCGGACCCGTACTTGTACCCCGCTTTGATGAGGAAGTAGTGGAGACCGGTGATGCCCAGTCCGATTCTTCGAGAACGAATTCCTGCTTCGTCGCATTCCGGTATCGGGAAATGGTTCGCGGTAAGAATATTGTCCAGGAACCTAGTGCCCGTGCGAATCGTACGAGCCAGTCTACGCCAATCAATATTGCCGTCCATGTCAACCATATTAGCAAGATTGACGTGACCAAGGCAACAGTTGCCGTAAGCAGGAAGGACTTCTTCACCACAAGGATTAGTGGCTGGCATATGCTCAAAATAAGAGACGTTAGTGTATTCGTTAGCAAAATCAATATTGAAGATACCCGGTTCCCCTGATTCAATAGCATTGTCAACAATGCGTTCCCAAAGGTCACGAGCGCGAACCTCTTTCTTCTTAACTCCTGTAAATGTGTCCGCAAAATGTTTGAGGTGATGAAGTTTAGCTCTACCAAGCGCGTCTTCTTCGTTCTTAGCCACGACGTCAATAACGTCATCGCCTTCTTCAGACGCACGCTCGACTTCGTAAACAAAATACTTGTTTTGTCTACCGCCGAAGGTAAAGTACCATTCTTCATCTTTTTCAACCGCTTCTACGAATCGTTTAGTGATTGCAACAGAAACGTTGAAATTAGTTAGTTCATTTCGGTCGAGTTTTACGTGTAAAAACTCTAAAAAATCTGGATGCGTAATATCCAGAATAGACATCAGGGCAGTACGTCGGTTCTTTCCTGCTCTGACATGATTCCCAATCTCATTTATCATACGCATCACAGAAATAGACCCTGGAGCAGAATGATGAATGTTTTGGATATTGTCCCCTTTGGGGCGAATCTTAGAAAAATTAAATCCAATACCCCCTCCTCCGCAAGAAATCTTGTACATATCGGAGATAACTTTGGCGATACTATCTACAGAATCTTCAGGGTCCAGAACATAACAGTTTAACATGTTCTGATGGCTTCTTCCCGAACCAAACAAGATACGTCCCCCCGGGCAAAAGTCTCCGGTGTTAATAGCGTCATAGAACTTCTGTTCGAACTTCTCTCTGTTCTCAGGGAATTCAGGGTCAGAAGCCGCCTTAGCAACACGCTTAGCGCACTCTTTCCAAGTCTTCTCGCCAGGGTAGGCGTACTTATCCATGAAGATAGTCTCCGCAAGGGAGTTTTCGGGAATCTCGTAGCCCATTACTCCTCCTCGTAGCCGTAGACTAAAACATCTTCCTCTGGCATTACCAGATAGACCTCGTCATCAACCTTAATCTCTTGTCCGGCAAACTGCGTAAAAATAACATACATACCTTCGTCCCAATGCTCAGCGCACTCCGTACCTATACGTTCCACATACCCTTCGCTGAGTTTCTTTTCAGTTACCGCATCCGGCAACACAATACCAGATTTAGTCTTTAATTTTTGCTGCTTTCGCGATACAATAAGCCTTTTTCCATTTGGGGTATATTTCATTTTTCTATGCTTTTTATTTAGTTATTTTGGTAAGATTTTTACGTTTTACAACGGTTAAAGTTTCAGAATATTCTTCAAGAAGTGAAGTTAAATACTCGTTATGAGTAATTAAAAACAATTTTTTGTGCTTGGTGAGTTGATGAATCAATTCTATCAGACCCTTCACCCCATCTGCATCAAAGGAATCCGCGACTTCGTCAAAGAAAATGATGTTAGAGCGGTCCTTGCCTGTAAGAAGAAGAAGGTCATTGAGCCCTAGCATCACTGCCAGAGATACCCTTTTCTTCTCTCCACCCGATAAAGAATCGAAATGAACCTCAGCACCATTGTTATAGATTTCTTCGCCTAAAGAATCATCAAATTTTATTACAAAATTTCCCTTGCTCAGGGTACTGAGATAGGAGTTACACCTCTCGTTAAGGTACTCCAAAATATGGCGAATCACATATTTAATCAGCCCAGCTTCGGAGAACGCGTGTTCCCAAAACTTCATAATGTCGTATCTCTTTTGGGCGGCGGTAGATAGGTCCCCGTACTTTTTAATCAGCTTCTTCTCAGCTCTTAATTGTTTAGTGTGGATTTTTACCTCTGCGTCAATTTCTTTAAATTTTTCTATGGTCTCGAAATCAGCCGTTGTTACAGGAATTCTTAGAGCGTCAGCCTCTTTACCTAGCTGGCTAATATTTTTAACCATACTTCTTTCTTCTTTGGACCACCCTAGCATCTCATCTTCAAGACCTTGCACTTTGTCCCAGTTAGCGCTAGATATTTTTCCGCAATGCTCACAGTTAGTATTTTTTAATCCCTTAACCATAGAGTGGCTTTGTAAGATACGGTCTCTTAGAACGTCTCTGTGTGCCATAGCTCTCTCGTACTCTAAGTCTTTGTCATGGTGAGCACGCTCCTGCTCTTGTATCTCGGATAGCGATTTGCCAAAAATAAATTTATATTTTTCAGAACTAAAGTATCCTTTTGCTTCCTTTTTCATCGCTCGCAATTTCTTCAGACGTTCTTGAAGCTTATCTATTTTATTTGTGCCATCGCTAAGCAATGTAAGGTTTACTTTCTTTTCTTGTAAGTACTTTGATTTTAACGACTTGATAGTAGACCTATTTTTAAACAAGTCTCCTACGGAAAGAAAGTTCTGAATAATAGAACGTTTTTCCTCAGGAGTAGCGGTCAGAAAATTAGTCGTGTTTCCTTGTCCAAAAACAATAGACGCCAGAAATACATTATGGTTAATGTTTAATATTTGTTCCAGATACTTCTGCGTAGCTCCAATCGATTCCTGAGTGCAGTTCTCGTCTCCTACTGTAACAGATAACATTGGAGCTTTCTTTATTCTCTCAATTACGGTATCCCCGTTAACAGTAAGAACGACGCGACATTTACCTTTTGTGTGATAATTTATTAAACTTTTATCATTGGTCTTACGGATAGTCTTTCCAAACAACGCAAACATCACAGCTTCGATAATAGTGCTCTTGCCAGCCCCGTTGGAACTTTTTGGTTTGGTATCGAAATTTTTCCCTATAATACGAACAAGATTCCCGTAGGAATCAAAATCTACCTCCGCGTATTTAATGGAAAGAAAATTATGGATTTCAATCTTATTTAACTTCATCTTTAATTTCTTTTAAACCTCCAAGCAATTCTTCTTTTGAGAAGACTGTTTCATTGGCATTAATATACTCGTCAATAACTTTATCGTCAAGGCTAAAGATACGGTTCTTCGGCACGTACCCCGATTCAAACTTAGGCAGAACATCTTCGAAAACAAGTTCCAAACTTTGTATAGGATACTCAGCGAATATCTCTTCTCTTAAACGGTCTTCAGTGTAAGAATCAAGTTTGTCCATTTTGACTCTTAACACCGTGAAGAAATCTTCGAACTTATGTTTTTTAGCAAGACCAGGAATTTCATCTATAGTACCTACGATATGTTTAATACCTGTACCTATGGGTTTGCGGATAAGCTCAATTTCTTGGTCTCGTATAACAAGCTCATGAATAAACTTAGTCGCGTTAGCTTCCCCAAAAGTGTTCGAGTATTGGGTTCCTAGAATGACAACATTGTCATATATTCTAGGCTTGTGTATGTGCCCCAAAAAGGCAAAAGGTTTT